TCCATAATGGTCTTGGGCATATGGACTGTACGGGCGTTCCCGGAAAGCGTGATTTTGCCGTTGCAATGACGGTCAACAACCTGTACGTTGGCGTTCGCCTCGACGGAGCTGTTCTCCCGCGCCACGACGGAGCTGTTCTCCCGCGCCACGACGGAGCTGTTCCCCCGCGCCTCGACGCGGTATCTGTACCGCTTATTCACAACCGCCATGTCATAGGGCGTCCCGAACTTTACGATGATCCTGCCGTTATAGTCCACCGGCACAGCGTCAAGTTCGGCCTGGGTTGTTACGATAATTTCCTGCATGGCTTGTCCTTTCATGTAAGTATCTTGACGTGTAACTTATGATGTGCTATATTGTCAGTGGCTGCTACTTCACAACAGGCTCGGATGTCAGGTCCGGGCCTTTTGCATTCTGGCAATACCAGACGAGCATGTCCGTGGCGATAGCCGACAGGTCCCGCTCCTTCTGATATGCTTTTTTCGGCCTCGGATAATAGGACCTCTATCGCCGTTTCAGGCGGCTGGTCGCCATAAAAAATCCGCAAGAACATTCTTGCGGCGGTTGATCCGGGTACGTCGTATGGCTCTCCGATGTCTTCCTGGGAGATTAGATTGCCCTTTCGGTCGCAGATGTAGCGGGTGGCCTGCGCGATCATTGTGCGACCTACTCCGTGGCGGGGTCGCCCTTGCCGGTACCATCGTACTCAGCCATAAATGTGGCTATACGATCTTCCAACGCTTCACCGCATCTGCCGCGCATGGCAAGGCTGATTGCGTTCTCAGAAACGTCTAGATAGTCGGCAATGTCCGATTGCCGGATGGCATTGCGAGCGCAAAATACTTTTACGGTGCGGCCGAACGGTGTTAGCGTGTTTGTTTTCGTCAACAATCGCTCCTCCTTCGCTTGAAAATTGCTTGAAATGCTTTATTGAGTAAAGTATAGTAAAATTGATCGGTATAAATTAATTAAAATGTACTCCCATTGTAGGGTACAGTGGCCGTCGTCGCGCCTGTGGGGGGATTCACCGCTTGCGTCTCGCGGGCCCTTCCTCGCCGCTGGTGGCCTGCCGGGCCTTGTTGCAGCAATCTTGCGGGTTGAACCTCAATCCTGATGGTCTTTCGTGGATTGGCGACAGGTGCTAGCCTGCATTATCCCGACTTATTGACGACTGCATGGGGACCGCGCTATGTAGCTTGCCAGGCTTTTGTAGCAGGGTGGCGGAAGACCTCCTTAACTATGTTTGCGTTTTCTTTATCCTATGCACAATATACTTTATTTTATTTAAAAAATCAAGTGCTTATTTCTTAATTCTTCAAATTTATTTTTGAGGTGGGTACATGAAGATTGAAGACAAGGCCTCCTAAGCGAAAGGACGTGGGTTCGAATCCCGCCAGGTGCGTCACGCAGAAAAGCCCCGGATTATCTAATATCCTTGGCTTTTGCTATATCCGATTTTATGTTTGTTTTGGGGTTAGAAATCTGCGTCTGCCTACTTTTTGCCTACTTTCTTTAAAAAACCCTCCGAAAATAGGATATTGGGGCGGTCGAATTTGTGCTGGTCTGAAAATAAAAAAACCCGCCGACCTTATGGCCGACGGGTTAATAAAAAGACGTAGCCGGACGAATCCAGCTACGTCAAGCGCCCTCCGCGAAGTAACGCCGCAATTAATTATTATTATATGCGGATTAATGCGAAAGGTCAAGCTAGGTAGATCACCGGTATCCCCCACTTTTTACAGTAGTTAATCTCGATCTGCACTCCCTTGCTGATATGCTCGGACGCGACAATCATTTTGTCACATCGGCTCAGCAGTTCCAGGCACAGCCGCATTTCTGCGTCATACCCGATCTCGTTATAGCCGATATGTCCGAAGGCCAGCAAGGGCGTAATATAGCAGTTGCCGGGGTCGGCAAGCTGCAGGTCGTGGGTGATCTGCGCGGCCCGCTTGACGTTTTCGGGGTCCCCGCCAAACTTATGGGCAACGTAGAAAATTGCCATCACCACACCGCCTTTATATATCGATTATCCCGCTTCCCGGACAGGATCAGCGTTTGCGGCCTTTCCGGGTTGGACTGCGCAGTCGGAAGCAGCATCTTTCGGGCCGGGTAGCCCTCAAAGGACTGCCATGCCGTCGCGCTGACGGTCACGATGTCGCGGGTGTAGACCGAGTTGGAGTTGGTGTCCACGACGATCTTGCAGGGCCGGGTAATCGCGCCCTTGTGGGTATGCCCGACAATGATCGCATCGATGCCGTCTATCACCATCGCAAATCGTTCGTTCCGGTTCACGGTCGCGCCCGTGTAGATGCCGCCGCCTGCGCCGTGGGTCACGTAGATCACATAGGTGTTGATGGTCCTGAGGGACTTCCCCGTGGGGCGCTTGCCGATGCCAACACGCACAAACGCCCCGTCCTCCCGGTAGATGTCCTCCAGGTCCAGCTTACAGGCCACGTCATACAGCGGATTATCGTCCGCGTCTTTCAGACTCCGGTTCTCGTGGTTTCCGGGGACGATGCAGAGTATCTTGCCAGCGTCGCGTAAAGGCTTCAACTGCTCGACCAGTAACCGTTTCTGCTCTCGGGGCCGTATCGTATCATCCCACGGACTGCCGACACTTGACCGCGTGTTGTTGTTCATGAGGTCGCCGCCGAGCGTTACATAGCTGTTCGGCTCGGCGACGATACGCTTGCAAAAGGCTTCCCAGCCCTTCGCGTCATGGCCTGCCGCGCCAACGTGCGGGTCCGCAATCGGATATATGATGATCTCGTCGGCTTTGGGCAGGTCATGGGTAATCAGATCATAATATCCTTTCATATATTACAGACTGGTCTTGTCGGTCGGGTTGTTCACGATTCCGAACGCTACCACTACGGGCAACAGGGCATTCATGAATCCGTTCATGAACTCCCCAAGGTCCAGCCCGAAAAACTGCTTTGCGCAGAAAACAACCAGGGCCGCAACGGACGTCCAAAGCGCCCACGATTTAAAGCGATTCTGTTCCATGTCTTTCCTATCCTTTCTTCGGCACTATCGGAAGCGCCGCGACCTTTGCCATAATCTTGTCCAAATAGCCGTTCCCGACCAGCGAATCATGATAGACTTTGTGCATTTCAAGCAGGTCCTCAAGGTCTTCGCCGTCGATACTGCCGTCGGCGATATAATGCCTTCCGAGATACTTGATGCGCTCATACAAAATAATTCGGAGCGCCGCGATTGTGGAGTCCTCTTTCTTGTTCTTGCGGTCGAGACACCGCATAATCAGGGTGGTAACCGACGATACGACAGCCGCCGCGAATCCACCTCCCAGCACAGCAACCCACAGCTCCATCCTGCTTTACCAATCGAACAGGCCAAGCACCGCGTTCGTTTCCTTTCCGTAGATTCCGTCTGCTTTGAGCTTTTTGCTTATCTGATAGCGCATGACCGCGTTCCGGGTATTTTCGCCGTAAACACCGTCCGGGGTGCCGCATTTAAAGCCCAGTTCGTCCAGTTTGCGCTGAAGCTCCTCGATTGCCGCCGACCGCTGAGGCTTCCTTGCGTTGTATCGGAACGTGCAGGGGATGCCACCAAAGCCGGGAGTGTTCGTGCCAGAGGTCTGGTTGTTCCAGCCCCAGCGAACACGGTTTACTCTGGTATCGATGTGGATATGCCCTTCCTTTTTTAGTTCACCTGACTTCGCCAGATACAGCCCGATTCCGCCCACTTCGGGAAGCGTCTCCACGAACTGAGCCAGCTTATAGGCCGGAACGCCCGGAACCCATACGTCCGTGGCTTTCCCGTAACAATGCTGACTTGTCTTGCTGCCGGTCCAGTTTTGGGCGTTACGGAACCCTGCGGACGGGACGGTTTTCCCCTTATATGCACCGGTCCGATATACCCGTAAGTATGGCTTGATGCCGAAATGCGCGTATATCTTCTCCCATATCTGCGCCAGCACCGTATCGAACTTGATGGACGTATGGCCCGGATACGCCCAGAAGTCGCCGACGCAGAAGTGTTCTGTCAGCTGGACGGTCTTCTGCTCCTTTGTGAAAGTCTTTACCGCCATTCCCTATTTGACCTCCTCAACGTATTTGCTCTGTATCCAGCCGGTAACCGTCAGGTCAGCGGTCTGAGCCACGGTAACCTCACACCAGCTGCCGAACTTGGACAGCATCACGCCCTCGTCGACGGCCCGAAGGTATCCGACAACGGCGCTCTTAGAATCGCGCTGGGCGTATATCTTCGCCTTCTTCCCCGCCGAGACAGCGGATTTGATCTTTATCCGCATTTCCTCTCCCTCCGGATTCACCACAAGTTCGTTGGGCTTGTCCGCGATACCCCAGACGTCGTTAAGGCGCAGGATATCGCCGGCGGTCATCCAGCACATGCCGTCTTCGCCCCAAGCGGATCCCCAGCTGTTGAGTACGCGGAAGTAATTCTCCTGCCAGCCCCAGACACTCATGGCGTGGCAGCCATACACGCGTTCAGTACAATGGAATACGCCTTCTTCGTCAGGCTCAAACGAGGTGATATTCGTGCTGAACACCACCCGCATACCGTTGTAGAGCGCCTGCTTGATCTCAAAGGCCGTGGTCAGCCGGACGAAGGAATCAATCGTAAAAGGAGCCGCCTTTTCAAGCAGCTCCTTTTCTCCTGTTGCAACCCACCCCAGAACGTCCTTGACCTCGAGGGCAGTGTAATTATCGTCCGGTACATTGCCCTCGTGCAGGAGCGTTTTTAGAGCTTCCCTGATGTACCAACCCGGACCCTGATAATCGCCGTCCGCTCGTCTGCCGTACAGCCAGTTCGGCGTAAAGGGTACGCCGTACACCGAACGGCTGACATAGCAGTTGGATTGTGCCACGCAGTTGTTTACCGCCCCCTGGTCGATCGCGGGGGGCGGCTTGATCAGGTACTTCGCCGGTAGCTCCACCCGGGCCGCCGCGGCCATCCTGTAATCCCGTTCATCCGGTGGGGACGGGATTGCACCTGTTGAATAGGTTTTCATGTCTTTCCCCTCTCCTTTTCGTTCAATCCGGGTTATGGGATTACAGGATTGCCCTCCGAATCGGCGATATAAAACGTGCCGGTGGCATCGTCGTATACCCAGTGGTAGTTCTGGCCTGTCGTCTCGTCGGTCCAACTTTCCGGCTGGGGGAGGGACGGCTTGATAAACCGCGCCTCGCCCCCGGCGGCTGGATCATAGCCCCATCCTTCGAATACATAGTCCGGGGCTTCCACGAACAGGATGTCGGGCGCGAAGCGTCCGGCCGTAGATTCCAGCGTGGGGAATTTACTTGTCGCATCCCAGTGGCACATGTAATCGGTCGTACCGGGGAACGCGAATACCTGAAAAATCTTCATTGTACCCCCTTATGCGTAATACTGGATGATGCAGATACCCTGGCCGCCCGAGGGTCTCGAACTTGAAGTGTTTACTGACGAGGCGCCTGCGGCGATACCTGACAAGCCATACCCTCCGCCTCCGCCGCCGTGTGAGCTTATTGCATTACTTCCTTTTCCGCCATAGCCTCCGCCCCCGCCGCCTCCAGCGGCAGCTGCGTTCCCGCCGGCGGCTCCATAGCCTCCGCCCCCGCCGTGTCCGCGATAGGAAGGCGATGCGGCATAGCCATCTCCGCCATTCCCACCGTAGCCGCCGCACCCGCCTTTTCCGCCGTTTCCGTTAGCGTCATTTGCTCCTGCGGCTCCGGCGCCTTCAAATTCAAGGCCCATGCCCCTTGTATCTGTACCGGCTGTCGGCGTTACGTTATATGCTCCGCCATTACCGCCGTAAGTTCCTCCGGCTGCGGCAGCGGTAACCGCCAGCGACCCACCGCCACCGCCGCCATAGCTTCCCGCGCCACCCACACCGTCGGTATATGCGGACCCGTTTCCGCTGCCGCCGCCCGAACCGCCCGCACCTCCGCTTTTCGCCGTTCCCGGAGAGCCGCCGGCGGCCGACAGATAAGTGCCAAAAGACGATGCCCCGCCAGATGTAGGAGCAGAGCTGGAAACTCCACCCGCGCCGATAGTAACGGGAATAACGTCACCGGGTGTCACAGCTATCGCGCTGTTATAGGCCATGTGCCCGCCGCCGCCACCACCACCGTTATTGTTAGCGACCCAGCCTCCACCCCCGCCGCCGAACAGGCGTACCATCACGCTGTTTACGCCTCTCGGAACGGTCCAATTTTTATCCCACAGAATGATTTCAGTGCGCAGTTTCTTTGCTCCGCCGCCGCCCATATTAAAAAGCGACATTTTAAACCCTCCCGTTTATCCGATTAACAGAATATTGACGTTGATCGCAGATGACGGAACCGAAGCGACGGTGAACGTTACGGTGTCCGCGTCTTGCCCTGAAGGATATGCGCCAACCGCGGCATATGCCTCGCCATATCCCGGCGCGGGTCCCGCTATGATCGCCTGATTTGTGTCGGCCTTCGCCCCAGGCACAGAAAGCGCGATTGTATACGGACCGGTGCCAGAATACCCGGACGTAGGGAGCGCCGCAGTTGCGTTTTTGACAAGCGGATCATCGCCGCCAGCCGCGTGCGTAAAGACATGATTCGGTATTCCACCGGCAAGCGCCGCTTCAAGCGCCGTTTGAAGCGTGGCAAGCAACGCCGTTACCTGAGCTTGCAGCGTGGCAGTTGGTAACCCCGTCACACCGTCACGCATGAGTCCGCACAGGCTTTCGTCCAGTCGCTGGTCGGTAATGTCTGCGGCTGTAATGCTGGTCGTGCCATGCCCCACGGCTACGTCATATAACACAAGCTCATACAAGGCTGATGTGGCGCTCCTGTCAGAAGCAGACGGGGAGCTTCCAGGGGTCCCCTTCTTAACCACTAGCGACGTTTCGTTTGCAGCGCGGTCAAACCGTAGCACAACGCGGTCGATGCGGTCCAAAACGCTGTCGGCGGCGTCAATAGTAAGTGTTATTTCGTCGGTAACGCCGACAACCTTTCCGGTGAACACGTCATTTTTAATCCACGCGATACCGGTCCCGATCTGGATTGTTCGGTCGCCGGTTATGGTGACGTCAAAATGGCCGGTCCCGGCAAACACGCCGCTGGTTCGCGTGCAGGCATAAAGTTCGGAGTCCGACGCCTGATACGTTTTACTGTTCAGCGGGTATGTAATAATAGCCATGTTTCATCCTCACAGACTGCGTATTATCGGCAAGCCGATTGACAGTTCAAGCTTCGGTTCATTCTTCTCTATCGTCACCGTGAAGCCGGTGACTTTTATCGTCAGCTTTTGCCCGTATTCTGGAAGAATGCAGGTAATCGTGTCCCCCAGAAAGTACGTGCTGCCGAAGTCGGACGTGTTCGCTTCAAAGTTAATTTCGTCGGACTTGTACGCCGCCGTCAAGGCATCATTACCGCGCGCGGTCAGGATCGCGGCATACTCGGTTTCCGTCAGGTCGTTTCCCTGCGAAACGTCGGTTACCTTTAGGAACATTTCATGCCGATCAAGGCCAGCAGCCCCGGTATCCCCGGCGACCACCACAACCGCGCTTCCGTCCGTCGCCGTGCCCATGACATAGCAGACGTTCTTGTATGTATTCGTCGTGATTAGGCGTTCAACGCCGCGCATGTTCCCATAGTCGCTTGAAAACTTGACATTTGCTCTCGCGGTCCCGTTATAGACCTCGAAGTATAGCTTTTTGGCCGTCTTGTCATGCCGAAGCCGGAAGCCGTATCCTGCGCCGTCGCACAGTGTTTTTACCAACGTGTACAGGTTCGGATATACATATTCGCCGGTCGCTGTGGCCGTCAGCTCAGAAAGCACCCCAAGCTCGACCACACCCGCAGGGCGCGACGCTGAAACGGCGGACCGCAGCGTCGTTTCGACAACCGCGTCCGTCAGCGACAGATTCCCGGCATAATATCGGTCGTTCAGGATGGTATACGCGGCGCGTTGCCCGTAAGCCCAGATTTGCATGTCCGCGTCTTTGACAGACGTAATCTGCATGGGTTCGTCCGACCATTTCACGGCAACGAAGTTCCCAGCCTTCAGGATTTGCGCAGCTTCCACCGTCTTGTTGACCACAAGCTGAAAAAGCCCTTTGTCGTTGTACTGCCCAGTCCAAGTCAAGGACACAAACGAAACGACGCTTCCCACTCGCGTCAGGGAAGCGTCGTAAACGTCGCATCGTGTAAAATCACATATCATAGAATGCACCCGCGTATGTAGGCCAGAGCGTCACAACAAACGTCGCGGTAGAAAGCCCGCTGTCGGCGTCACCTCGCAAAACGTTGTCTCCAACGTACAACCAGAAAAGATTGCTGTCCTCGCCCAGCACGTCAAAGACATCAGTTTCAACGCCATTCTCGGTCATGGTGACGCGCAGTATATCGCCCTCTCGGTACATAGACAGCTTCTGCCCGACCGCCAGCGTCACGGTGAACGACGTTTCCTCAAACGTATAAATGTTCGTGATTTTGGGGTTTACAATTTCCTCGGTCCCGGTGATGTCGAGCCGGAAAGCGACTTTAACGTTACCGCGATTGATGCAGTTCACGAAGGTATCCGCAGCGCGGGAGCCGAAGGTAAAGGCAGCAGACAGGTCGAGCGGGAAGCTGAAAGCCGGGATGATACCGCCAAGCTGATAATAGGTTTCGCTTGCCGCTCGCCAAAAGGGAAACGGCGCGTACAGCCGGAAGGTAAACAGGGCGTTCGCCTTCTGCTGGATATTCGGGGAGGACTGTACGCAAACCCCGATCCAGTACTTGTCATTCAGCCACAACACACCGCTTTCCAAAGGCACGACCGTGTTCAAGAGCTGCCGCTTCAGGGCCGTACCCTCCCCGAAGATACGGCCCTCGACATCGAGCTTCTTGCCCTTGACGCTGACGTTTGTCACGGTTTCGCCGATTTGGCCGAAGCCCTGGGAAGTGGCAATGTCCACGTCGCAGTCCGTGAAGCCGTCCACGGTGTTGATGACGAGCCCATTCGCAAGGCTAAAAACCATTTGTGCGCCGCGCTCGCTGATATACTTTAAGTTGATCATATCCCCACCATGATTGCCTGTTTGATGTAATACGCCGCTTCTTTCATGTCTTCGGCCGGCGAAGAATTGTTCCCGTTTATGGTCTGGTAAACAGTTACGCTCTTTACATTTCGGGTCGTATCGTCGCCAAGATCGACTTTACCAGCCGCCGCAAGGACGCTAGTAAGATTCGCAGCGTTCTTCGCCGACTGCCCGGCGATTCCTCCGGTGATGCTTCCCGTCAGCGTTCCGGTTGCGCTTGCCGCAATGCTGGACGCAAAGTTCCCGACGCTTTCCGCAAGCTCGGAGAGCTTCGACCAAAGCCCTTCGCTGATTTCCTCGGCGATGCCCTTACCGACCCCGGCGAACTTCGAGGCGTACTTTTCAAAGCCCTCGACTATGCCGTCTGTGATCGTGGACAGCTTGGATGTAATTTTGCTTATGATGCTGTCCGTATCATCGGCAATGGAACCGAAAAGATCAGATCCGGTGTCAACAAGCGTATCCTTCTGCGAACGGATACCGTCTGACCCAGTGGCAACGCTGTTTACAAGAGAATTGAGGCCATTAAGAATCGCCGCCGAAGCGTCGCTGACGTTGCGTTTTAAGGTTCCAGTTACCTTTACAACATCGTCTGCGGCATTGGATATACTCGCACCCAAGACGTTTGCGGAGTAGGTAATACCGGAAATACGCCCGGAAGACGTTACCGTTTGATCTGACGTCCCCGTCGTGTCCGTTTCGGAATTGCGCCCGGCTCCCGCTCCCTTCGTATCACCTCCGCCACCTTCACCTTTTGTTACTTGCGATACAACGTAGTCGGAAATGGTACTCGTGGACGGAACGCCAATAAAGATACCAAGAACGGAGTTTTGAATTTTCGACGCCATTGATTGCAATCCGGCTATTATGTTTTCGCCAAAAGTTACACCAACGGACTGCATTTTTTCGGTGCTATCCTCGCTTCCGAATCCTTCAATTCCAATGATCCCCGCAAGAATACCCGGAATCGCCGTGACAATTTTTGCAATTATGTCGACGGTATTACTGACAAGCGAAACAAACAGCGTCACACCCGCGTCGATCATTTTTTGTAGATTGGTCGGAGAAAGAAGGCCGGTTTTTGTATCAAGGATTTTCTCAATTACACCGGGAAGCGCCTCGACAATCTGTTTAATAATCTCAGCGGTATTTTCGATCAGAGCGACGAATAGCGTCACGCCCGCGTCAATGATCGTCCCGATATTATCCAGAATTCCGGAGGAAATTCCGTCGATCAGGTCCGGCAAGCGGTCAACGATGCTCCCGATGATTCCCGGAAGGTCATTGATTAGCGCAACAAACAGGGTCACGCCAGCCGTGATGATCTTCCCGATGTTGTCCGCAGACAAGATTCCGGTCGCCTCGTTCACCAATCCGTCCACGATTTGCGGGATGACAGCTACAATCTGTGGAAGTGCGTTCGTCAATCCAGTAATCAAGCCGAGTGCCAGATTATAAGCCGCGTTCACGAAATCGTCCAGGTTGTCGGTAATGGCCGTGACTAGTGCAAGCAGCCCGTTCACGAAGATTGGAACAAGCGTCGGCATTTCTTCGGCAAGCGTATTTCCGATCTCAATAACGAGTTCGATTGCTCCCGCTAAGAGGTCCGGCGCAATTTCGGAAAATGCCGTCACAAGCCCTTTAAAAAGCTCGACGGCTGCCTTTGCGATCTTGTCCTTGTTGCTTCGGAGGGACGCAACCAAGTTTGAAATAAGTTGAGTGGCGATTGTTACAATTTTGGGAAGATACTCGGTTACTTTGGTCAGGACATTACCGAGAATGGTTCCGGCCTCTTGGATAACCCCAGTCAAGCCGTTTTCGTTAAAAGCGGTCTGCAGCTTGTCCACGGCGCTGATGGCATCAGGAACGACCGTGTTTTTTAGGGCGTCAGAAATAGGCTGGTATACGCTTCCCAAAAGGGCGCTTGCATTGTCCTTCAGCGTGGAAATTAGGCCGGTGAGGGTTTGCGAAGCCTGCTGCATGCCTTGATAGAACTGCCCGCCCGCGCTGGTCGCGGTTTGCATCGCCTCTGTAAGCTCTGCGGCTGATATGCCGCCTGCGGCCATACGCTTTTGCAGCTCGTCCATGCTTTCGCCGGTCTGCTGAGATATGACGAGCAGCGGGTTAAAACCAGCCGTGACCATCTGCTGATAGGTTTCTCCGGTCAGCTTGCCAGTGCTGTTTGCTTTGCCGTAGGCAAGCGACAAAGCGTTCATCTTCTCGGCGTTTCCAAGGGAAATATCGCCGATCATAGACAGTACTTTCGTGCTGGCGGTCGCAGAGACGTTAAAGGCAAGCAGCGTCTGTGTGGCGCTAGCAAGGTCGGACATAGCGAAAGGCGTGGAGGCGGCCATTTTCTTGAGTTCTTCCACCTTCGCCGCGCCCGCCTGAACGTTGCCCAGCATGACGGAGAAATTCGTCGTGTAGTTCTCCATCTGGGAGCTGTAGTCAATTCCGATCTTGCCCAGCGCGACGATTGCCGTTGACGCGGCGCCCACAGCGGCGACCGTTACCTTACTCAGTGTGGCTACGCCGTTTTTGAGGGCGCTTCCCAGCTTTGACGCGAAGCTCTCACCTTTGCTTGTGGCGTCGGAAATGCCCTGGTTATAGTCCGATGTATCAAGCGATACTTTTGCGAACAGGTCGAAAAGGTCCATCAAATCACCACCAATCCGGCGCGGGCTATAACGTCAGCCGCGATTTCTTCACCGCTTTTTGTAATTTCGGGCGGCCCGTTTGCCTCGTCGAGAAGTTCAACAAACCGCCGTTCAAAGCATTGTCCGGTACTCTGGGCAATCAGGCGCAGCGTGTCGGTAACGTAAATGCGATACGCCGCGTCTTTCTGGTCGTTTACAAACCGTGACGCGGCGTATCGCACAAATCCGTGGATCGAACTTACCCTTTCGATTTCGCAGAAGCAACGTTCGACAAGTCCGGGGTCGACGTTGCCAATGTAAAAAGGCTGGTCATGTCGGGGTCTGTCAGAATTTCAAAAAGCTTCAGCGGAACCGTGAACAAGTTAAGCTTTTCAGCATACTCGTGGGGGTCCTCACCATCCAGCGCCGCCAGAATGGCAACGATAGATGTTTTGTGATTGCGGATAAGGCCCGGAATGTGCTTCTTGATCTGTCGCATCGCATACGCCTTGTTGTCTTCCCCGCCTTTGCGTACGCCCTTGAACAAGGCAATTACTTCGGGGTCCTGCGCCATGTCGGTGACCGGTTCGATGATATCCGCGAGCACGTCTAGCGCGCGGTCGCCTTTGATTTCAGACAGTCTCATGATTACGCCTCCGCAGTTCCGGCCTTGATGTAGACCTCGAAGGGAACAACGGTCGGGGTCGCGCTGGCGTAATGGCCCTTAAACTCAAACGCGAACTGGCCTTTGGCTTTGTTTGCGGACTGAAGCTTAAACCCACCGGTAGACAGCGCATTGATCAGCCGGATTGCCACGAAACCACCGTTGGTAGCGCCGTTCTTTTCGGAGTAGTCTCCGACCCACCAGATGTCAGCAAAGTCGGTAAGGGCAAGGTCGGTGCGCGGCGTGATCTTGGTCGTATCGGTGGAGCCGATGTCGGCCGCGCCGATCAGGGCCTTTGCACGCGTGGTGTTCAGGGTTACGAAGGTGCCGGACATTTTGGCGTCCCACGAATCCAGCTTTTTAAGCTCTTTCGTGTTCGGGGGACAGTTGTCCACGTCCGCGCCAAAGTCCTGATACGTGGGTGTCGCTGTAAAATTGACGCCGCCGGAAGTCGCGCCTAAAAGATCGGAAGCGTTAACGGTGCCGGTCGAAGGCGTAAAGTCGGAAAGCAGGATTCCGGCGTTCAACTGCAACTCCTGAAACGCCGTTGCGGGAATCTGCGTGAATTTCATTGATGTCACTCCTTAGTCTGCGGTAATATACTCCGCTGAAATGTTGATGTAACGCCGCTTGATCATGTCGTTCGATTCGTCCTTCAAGGACTGGCTGAAAGGCGATCCGCGTTTCAACCATATCAGGCCGCCGTCGCATGGGAGCGCGACGCCGCCAAGCCCGATTGCCTCGCTCAGTTGCTGGGCAACCGCGTTCGGGGTTACGTCGCCCGCGGTATAGTGCCATTGCTCAACTGTGATTGCGATATCCCCGTCGCCGAAAGCGCCAGTTGCAAGCGTGTAGGTCTGATACGGGAAAGCAACGTCTGACGGGACACTTGCCACATCGTAGGCGGGCGGCCCATGCGCTTCAAGAAACGCCTGTATTGCCGCTGCTTTGGTCATAGTGCGTCAGCCTCCTGCCATGCCTTATAGATTTTGGGTCCCTGCCGCGCGAGCCAGTCCACCATTGCTTCATTGTCAGCCCAGCTATCGACAGCCCCGGAACACTCATGCAGGCCGCTTTCAAGCAAGAACGCATGCACGATCTCATGCCTGATAACCTTCTTTACGTACATATCCATGTCGCCGAGGTTACCCGCGATTTCGCGTTCCACAACGATTTCTTTCGTCGTCCAGTCACAATAACCGTCGCAGTCTTGCAGCCTTTTGTCTTCCTTTTCAGGCCGCTCGGTTACCGTGTACAAGGTCCCCAGAATGTCAATTTTCATGTTGGCAGGCTCCATTTCTCGGCGGTCACCTGTGCAATGCTCAGCGTCAGCGCCTCTGGGGTTTTCCCTTCATCGCCGCTGCTGGTAACGCGGAAGATCGCGCCGTCGGATAGGCGTTTAACGACGTCGTGGAATTTCAGCGTCACAGTTCGTGCGGTCGTAATGGTGTACGAGCTTGTCTCGCCCAGCTTTTCAGCAATTCGGGCAACCGCCGACGCATCGCGCGTAATCGCTGCCCGAAGCGCGGCCCCATCTGCCCATGCAAGAACAGACCCGCCCTCCCCATCGGGAGTGCGGGTCTTCTGCTCCATGAGCACGCAGTCGGTCATTGCATTGTCTATCAGGATCATGCTTTCCTCCAACGGTGCAGACGTTGGCGAAACGCCTGCTGCCATGTGATCGGCTCACCGCCAGCCCCAGACGCCCGCCTATACGACGCATTCCCGAAGCTCTCAGATACAAAGGGGCTTTCGGGGTACTTTGTGCGCCATGCGTCGATTTCCTCAGATACGGCGATCACGTCAGGCGGCACGGCCAAAGCCCAGACGGTGCCTGTAAACGTCTCGTCGGCCAGCCCGGTAATGGGGTACTTATAAACCCCGTCGTTGAAAACGGAACCCAGAATACGGAAGTACTGACCGGGTTTCAGGAAAGACAGCGTTATGCCGCCCCCGCTGATGGTATACGTTCCCTCATGAATCCCGTCAGCAACCACGAAGTAGTTGTGCAGATGATCAAGCAGTTCCGCGATCATAACGCCGCCCTCCTTTCATCCGTTAAGCCTTTTTGGTCAGGGTGATGTTGGCGTACTTCAGGGGCTTGTTCGCGTCGGTGCCGGACGCCATGACAAGGGCAACGCACGCCTTGGTATTCGTGCTCGCCGCGATGACGGTAGTGCCGTTGGTCCAATCGGTATAGCCGGAAAGCGCCGTCCCAAAGACCGGCGTAACGTCAGTGGTACCGAGCTTATAGACCCACTTGGTGTTCAGCGGGGCGGCCTCAGAAATAGCAATGAGCGTATCGTTGGTCGCGTCAGTGCCGGCAGTAGATGTCACAACGCCAGCCCCGACGGTGTCAAGGCCGGTGTAGTTGATGATCTTGATGCACTTGCTGTCGTCGCGCAGATAGGGGATCGCCAGCTTGGACGCAATGTACATCGTGCGGAAATAATCGGCCTCGCGCTTCTGCTCGGCCTGAGTGCCGCGCTTGTTGACGATTCCGATTGCGCCGGGCTTCATGATGTAGCTCTTGCGGTTCTTGTCGCTGGTGCCGGGCTTCAGGCGGTTGGAGGGTACGATCTGACAGCCCCAGATATCGCCGATGGTGCCTTCGATCAAAATCTGCTGGGCAATGTCGGTCGCCTTGATGAAATTGTCATCCTGGCGAAGGTTGGTAACGTCGGTGGGGGAGCAGGTAAGGACCTTCGTTCCGTCCTGGTCCTCTCCGAACAGTTCCAGCGCCCCGGAAACGATGTTGGCGGTCAGACCGCTGTTGTAGACGCCGTATTCCAACGTTGCGTCTTTGAGCACTCCGACGATATCAGCATCGATCTTGGAGGAAATTGCGCCGGTGAGCTGGTCACCCGCTTCCTGCACAGGATCACCGAATGCGGAAAGCGCAGCTTCGTCGGTGATGGTAACGGCTTTGGCGTACTTCTGGACCTTCTTGTCCACTTTGGTAGCGGTAAGCTGGGTAGCGGTCACCTGGCCGTTCTCGCCGATGACGGTTGCATCGCCGATGTATGCGTACTTAGGGATGGACAGCGTGTCGCCGGGTGCGCCAACCAGTTCATCGTTCTGGACGGCAAGCGGGGTGAAGATCACGTTGTCGTAGAGCTTTTCGTCGATGTAGTCCGAGAGGACTTCGGGGTCAATAAGATTCGCAACAAGGGTTTCAGCCATGTTTTAATCATCCTTTCGTGGTCAATGTTTTGTAGGCTTCGGGGTCATCCTGTTTCAGTTTCGTCCGCTCGCGCAGGCTCATCTTCCCGAACTGCTCCTTGGTTACGGGGCTTCCGGGATTTGCGGGCGGGGTATCGACTTTCTGACCCTTCGTCTGGGTGGTCGCGACGAAGTCGGCCCATTCGGTTTTGATTGCGGCAGCCATTTCATCGGCCTTGACGAACTTCCCATCTTTGAGCTCATAATCGTCGAGCTTCGTTACCTTGATGATCGCGTCTATGCGCTTCTCGTCGATGTTCGCCGCTTTCAGCAGCGCGCGGTACGCCTGTTCTTTGGCGTTTTTGGTTTCCTTGCCGGTGGTCTCGGTCTTGTAGCCCTCATATTCCTTTTTGAGGTCATCATACTTAACCTTCCAGCTGTCTTTTTTGGTCGTTTCGAGTTCAGCGTTCGCATCGTCCAATTTCTTTTGGACGTCGGGCAGGCTTTCCGCGTCTGCCTTGTATTTGGTGATGTCGGCTTTCAAGCCGTCCACGGTTTCAGCATGGGCTTCGATGATCTGGTCGACCTTATCGTCCTCAATGCCGAGAGCCTTCAAGAATTTGCGTGTAAGTGCCATTTATGCTATCTCCTTTTCTTCGGCGGCGTTTCGTGCCGTTAGATTGCAGCAACAAAATAGCCGGTGGCTTGCGCTCCGGCTAATCGTTTTTCATATACTGCTCGATAATCGATCTATAAGTTGCTCCGTGGTCAGCGACGGCGGGTTTCAGATACGGTTGAGCCCTCTGCCCGCTGGTAATGTGCCAGTTACCTTTCGAATCCTGGTATACCCAGGGCGTTTGACGTCCTCCGGGGTAATACTTCCCGGTGCCAAGTTCGACATATGGCGCGTACTCGTTATTGGTCCCGATGTAGGCGTTGTCATCGTCTACGGCGTGGGTGATGGTGTTTCGTAAAACGCCCGTATCAACCGGGCATAGCTTCTTCGCATATCCTTCGGCCTGTAACCCGACGGCTTCCAGCGCCCTTTCTTTCGCTTGTGCAAAAAGCTGAAGAATTTCGTCGCTGTGGTCTTCAAAGCTAATGTCCATATTTGCTTGCCACCCACTCCCTGTAGGTCATGTCGTTAATCACCACATTTCGCCCGGTAGTCGGGTCTCTCACGCGTCGGTACACTGGTTCTTTGCTCTCAACGCCAAGATCAGCGATCATGGTACAGCGGCAGTTATACACTTCCTCGGGTGGTCCGTCCGGGTCAGCAGGGTACATGCAGCCGTTCGGAAAAGGCTTGTCGGTATCAACGCTTACACCATCCAGTGCGGCGTGACTGTGCCTTGTTTTCCCGTCAAGCGTGGCTTGCCACTGCTTTTTTACCTTAATGCCCTTCGCTTTCGCTTCCTCAAAGGTCGCCAGCCGTCCCGCGTTCTCTGCTCCGGTGATGCTTGTGCGGGCGTTCCTCAATGCGCTTGCGCGGTTCATGTCAGCGACATTCTGCAATCGTGTCGCAACTTTCCCGACGCCCTCACCCTGTAACAAGCCCTGCGTGATTTCAGACGTAATCAGGTCGCGGTTCCAGCGAAGATCGAGCGGGATGTCAATGCTGCTTTGCGGCAACAGA